CCGCGGGACTTCACCTGGGGAGGAAGTCCCCGGACCTGCCCCGCCCGGAATCTCTTCCTTTTTCTGGGTTTTTGCGGCCTGTTCCTCCCGCGCCTTCGCTGCCCCCGGCAAAGGGGCTGAGGGAGGAGCCGGGGAAGCAGGGCCGGGAGAAACCCCGCCCGTAGGGTGGAGAGATTCCTTTCCTTTAATGATTTCGAGCTTGAATCCATCCAACTCTAAGCGCAATTCCTGGCAGGGTGACTCGTCAATGATTTTCAAAATTTCATTGTCAATTTCATTTCTTCTTCGCATATTATCATCCATTCCACTTCCTACTGATCCACCGCTCGTCCAATGCCCACCTGTGGAACTTCCCTTCGGATCACGCGGGTGCTTGCTTTCGTCGTATGCCATATTAACCTCCTATAATGAGCATCATTGTAACGTCGTCATCTATCGAGTCTTCCCGTTCGCGGTCTATCCGCATGGGGACGAATTGCCTGCCCGTATTCACCTCGTTCACATCCTCGTGATACCACCACATCCGGTCAATGACAGGATGGATCATTCCTCATACCATTGCAGGTCTATCGCCACCTGATTCGGGTTGACCGTTTCATTCGTGACGCGCATCAAATACTTCGTCGATGGTTTCAGTATCCATTCTTCATAATTCCGCCCCTGGCCGCCCACGCCCCGGCCTGATCCGAAGTGCGTCGTATAGATGATCGTGCCTTCCGCGCCGCCGGCCACGGTGGGCGTATGGAAGAGGTCGTCAACGGAGTATGCGTAGCCGCAAGGGGACGGTTCCTATTGAACTCCGAGATACCAGTGCCATTATTGCTTGCGGTCGCGCCCTCATAGAATTTCACATCGCATTCAGATTCCGCCGTCACCGTGAAGAACAGGTGGTCCTCTTTCGTCGAGGTGACAATCAAAAGATTCCGAATAGCGCCATTCGCCAGGTTCGTGACCTCGGCATGGGAGAACATCTCGCCCTCATGGATCTCGTGGTGCGTCGTCTCGATGGTTACCAGCGCCCCGACAACCTCATCCTGGTTCAGTTTCCCGCTGATGGCGGATAAGGTTTCTTCCGTGCCGAGGGTTGCAACGGTTTCCTCGGTAGCAAGGGTTATAAGCGTGGTCTGCGTCGCCAGGTCAACCGCTCCGTCGTCGTCCTCGATCATCACCCTTGACAGGTGGACGGTATCCGTTCCCTGCGTCTTGGCATAGGTAGCGGTCTTTGATCCGTCGCCCTTATCACCATGCGGCATACCGGGAAGTTGTATAAAGTCGTCGGCCATTATTCCTCTTTCAGCGTGCCCTTTCGGAGCAGCACGCCGTTCGCATCCCGCAGCTCAATCTCTGACTTCTTCGGCTTCTCATTCATCTCAACCTTTACCCGTACCGTGTCCTGAGTGATGTTCACCTTGAGCGGTTCCTGCTTCACGATAATAGGATCCTGTGATATGTTCACATTCACCGGTTCGTTCTTCACAGTGACAATCAAGGGTTCCTGATGTACCGTCACCTGGATGGGTTCCTGATGGATCTCCACCGGCTCAAGGTGCATCTGGACCTGCACAGGTTCCTGCGGTTCTTGCTTGATGTTCACCTGTATAGGTTCCTGCTTCAAATCCACATTGACGCTGACGGGTTCATTCAACACCTGCACCTGTATGGGTTCTTGTTTCACGTCAACCGATACCGCTATGGGTTCCTGCTTCAAGTCCACGTTTACCTGCACCGGCTCGTTATGGATCGTGAGCGGTTCCTGCTTTAAGTCAACTTGTACCTGCAAGGGTTCCTGTTTCAAGTCCACGTTTATCTGCAGAGGTTCAGATTTCATCGGCTCCGAGTGCAGGAGGATGTCAAGGCGCTGCGGAGGTGCGGGTTCCTGAACCACCGGTGCGGGACTGGACTCATGCACCTTCCTGAATTGCTCATTGAAGAACCCCGGTGCCGGGTTGATAGTCGGGTACTCTGATAGCATCTCGCGCTTGAAGTCGTACTTGTTTATCGTCACTACCGTGCTGCGACAGTTATGATGGTTCGGAGGCCAGATCTTATCCCATATCGGGTCTTCATTCAGGAACACGAGGTCATCATATCCCTCACATATCTCCGTCGTCCTGCCGTCCATGATCGCGGTGTATTGCAGCGCCGGAAAGTATTTACGCACGTCGGGGTCCTGGTACATCTTCTTGCGCCCCTTGTTGTAGGCGTCCATCATGTTCGTGCGGAACACCGTCTCGGCATGGTAGTCAAGGATGGCATCACCTATCAGTCCCACGCGCCCATAAGCAGGCGTGACATATTTTATCTGCATCTCGTCCAACCGATGTTTGAACTCTTTTATGTCCATCCCGTTCTTGAGTGCTTCGGTAAGGAGTGCCTTCACGTCGCGCTCGATATTCAACTTCTCAAGTCCCGTCACATAGAACGATTCATCCATGAGCTGCTGCACGAGGGCGTCGAACTCTTCGCGTGTCATGGGGACCTTACCGGAAAAGAACTTGGCCGCCTCTTCAGGTGTCATCGGTTCATCAAGGATAGACCAGTCAAAAATGATCTCTTTGAACCGTTTTACCCTGCCTATATCGAAGCCCTGATTCTGTATCTCCGTCACCACGTCGGCGCGACCGAGCATGGATGCGGTAAGTAGGGCGCGAAAGATGCTCGCTTTGAGCGGTGCAGGGTTTATCACTACCTTCGCGGCGGCCACGAGGTCTTTCGTTCCGAGGATGTCCTTGCTTTCCACCTGCTTCAGCACATTGGCAAAGATCGCCTCGTATGCAGGACGGGAGGCGGCGATGGCCTTGTCCTCCATGTTCTTGAGGCGGAGGTCAACCTTGTCGATCTCCGCGAACTTCTCGAACTTGGACAACGGGCGGGAATAGCCGGACTGCTCGACCATGTTCTCGCTCTTCGGTTCTTCCATCTTTTCCGGTGCGGGTTCCTCTTTCGGCGCGGGTTCCTTCGGGGCCGCTTCCTTCGCCGGTGCCTTCTCAGCCGCGGGCGGTGTGGGCGGTTCGGGCTGCACAGGTTTCAGGATGTCGCCATCGCCGGAAGGGATGGGCATCCTTGTCTTCTCGTAGAACCATGCCTTGCTGATGTCGGCCCCTGCGGTCTGCCATAAGGCGATGGCGGTCCCAAATGCAACGGGATCATAGTCTTCTCGCGGATACCAATAGAATTCAGGATAGTCCGTGGTGCCTGAATAGTTCAGGTCGATCAGCGGGCGGACAATCTGTTCGTTGATGTCGGCGGTAAGTATCATGTCGAGGAACTGAATGAACAGGTCCACGACTTCCTTGTGGATCTCGCCCATGTTCCGTGCGCCGGTCTTGCGTCCTTCGTTCAGCGTCAGAGATTCGCCCAGGATGCCGATGGCGATGTCCACATTACAGTCGGCCATTGCGCGGGCATATTCGGAATCACTGGACGTGGCAACCTGCATGACCTCGATCTCCAGGTCATCGGGGATCGCCACGCCGGTCTCATTCTGCCATGCCTGGAATATGGCGATGAGCGCTTCCTTGTTCTCTTTTGCGTTCTTGTTCCGTGGATACTTGCCCTTGAGGTTGTTCCCGCTGAATCGTTCCATATACACGCTTCTGAGCTTCCAGGCGGTGTCCTTGATCCAGAAGGCGCGGTATGCGGCACGGAGGTCCGATTGACCATACAGGTTCTCATACTTTTTCAGGAATGAGAATATGAAGAACTTATCGGCAGGCAGCGGGACGTTGTTCTGACCAAGTGCCCCCTGGGTCATCATGACGCCATCGGGCAAGAGGTTCATATACTCATCGAATGCGAACCCGAAATAGTAAGGGTCCTTTGACTTCAGCGCCACGAGGCGGACCATCCCGGCAAAGTCGGCGCTCATGGACTCCGATACGAAGTCATATATCTTTTCCTGTACGGAGTATCCGACCACCAGTGCATCGCACATTTCGTACACATCCCGCATGAATCCGCCGCTCAATCGCTTGAAGTTCCACGCAACGAACTGCGCCTGCTTGATGTGTTCAGCATCAGCCGAGGCCGGTTTCACCCCCCATGGCACGGACAGCAGGCTCGTGACCTTCTGCATCAGGGCCGCCTTGACCACCGGCTCGCGGGTCATCTCCTGGTATATCTGTATCCCGTTCGTCTTTGACTTTACGAGGTCATCGGGATTATAGGACAGCAGGAAGGACTTGCGTACCGTACCGCCCCAGTTCCCATAGGGATTGTTCGGATTGTACGCGGCAGCGACCTCGGACCGCGCCTTGAAGGTTGGCCCCTTGCGCTTCGTCTCTTTCAAATTTGCGGTATCGTTCACCACGTTTGTCTCCCGATGGTTTCGAGTGCCCTTCCGCTGCTGACGTGTTCGATCGGTCCGGTCATTGACCCCTTGCCTGTTTCCAGGAAGGCGTTTGCCATCGCCGCCGAGTCCACGTTGTCATCTCCCAACCGCGGCTTTATCATCGTGTAAAGATAGTGCTGACCCGCCGGAGCGCGTTCCGCACGAATGTTCCTACACTGGACAATGAACTTGATGAGGGCTTTTTCGCCTTCAGCGGGATCAACGAATGTCCGTGCTTTTGCCGGGTCCCACCGGTCGTCTTCCGTCGAATCCGGCATGGGCGTGAAGTACCGCTGCTCGAAGATGTCGTCCCTGAGCGTTTTGAACATCCAATGCTTTGAGTAGCCGGTGAACCGGATCGGCTGGAGCGGCCACTTGTCCCAATTCGCCGTGCAGTTCTCTTCCGTGCCTTCTTTTTTCCTGCTGTACCCAACGATACCGAGGTCGTATAACTGGTCATTGATGTCGGCGATAAGGTTAGAGTCGAATGCGTCTCCGAATCCCCCAACAGGCCGGTAGTAGTTCCATAGCTCAACGATGTCCCGCTTGATGATCTTCGGGTCGGTGGTTGGTGCCCATTCACGCCCATAGATCCACCTCTTCCAAAGGCCCACCCGTTCCGTCACCGTCAGGGAATACTTGCTTGAAGTCGTCTGCTGTCCCTGTGCTCCCATATCGAGTCCAAAGGACACCGTGCCGTCGGTCTGGTATTCCTTGCCGTGACTCGGCAGGACCACCGCGCACTTCATCTCCGCCCCACGCCGCTGCATCAGCCGCAAGGAGTTCTTCTGGAAGAACTGACGGCCCCCCTTGTACATACACAACGCGATGCGCAGCCATTCGTCCGGTGTCAACTGTTCTTTCAGCAGCTCGAAGAACCCCGGGTCGATCATGTCCGCCTGCATCGCGTGGTAGATCGTGAACATGGGTGGCTTGAAAAACTGCGGGTCTTGCGATAGGCTGTAGAGGTTCCCCTGTTCTTCCTGAATCGTCCCCGAACATATCACCCGGGTCGGCATCCCGTTCATATTTATTGCGGCGCCCCGTGGGAGGATGCGGTTCTTGAATACTTCTTGATCGATGTCGTCGAACTCGTCCGTCCATATCACCGTCGCGTTCACGCCGTCTAAATTGCTTTCCTGGCCGAACGCCTCGCCGTTGCTTCCGTTCATCAGGGTGAATTTCGTCGCTGACAACTGCCTGCGGCCCAGCCGCGTTTCCACATAGGACATGAGGATCGACGACCCGAGGATCAGATCCACCATCTCCTGCAAGTTCTTCCGCGACTGGTACACCGCCGGGGCAAATAGCCGGATGTCCTCCCCGCGCTTGCACGCCGCCCACTTGAGCGCCTTCGCCTGTATCGCCCAGGACTTGCCTGAGCGCTGCGTGGCCACAAGCGACAGGAACGGGTGTGCGTCCATCTGCGCCATATACATGAGCTGCTGCGGGCGCGGCGTGAAGTTCAAAACGTGCTTCATCCATAGCAGGTCTGAGTCCGCATACCGCATGATCTCTTCCTCGGCGCGGGACCGGACCGTTATGTCTGACTGAATGGGTTTTGTCATTCAAGTTCTTCGCCCTCCGCGTGGGCCTTGTCCTCTTCCTGCGATTCCTTCAGCACGGGGTCCGCCTCGATGAGTTTATTCGCGTCGATCAGCGACCGCTCAAACTTCTTCATGCTGTGCATCTGTTCGGTCTTGAAGTCCTCTAAATTCATCGTGCCGACATTGACGACAAGGTTCCCCTGGAAGGCTTCCTTTTGCTCCTTGCTCTTCCTGGTCATGGTCCAGTCGGGCAGGGTATAGCCCAACTTCTCCGTCATCTTGATCGCCTCGGTCACGGCCGGGTTCAAGCGCTGTTCCATGAACACCTTGTCGCCCACCATGACGGGGTGGTTCAAAAGCACGCCCTTCTCCCGCACCTGGTAGTGGCACTCATCGAGCAGGACGTGGGCCTGTGCCTGTTTCTTCGCCGCCTCGTGCTTCAGGAGTTCGGGATCTCCCGCGCTCAAGGCGTTTAGGTAAAGGTTCTCGATCTCTGACCGCCGGTGGCAAGATACATACCGGCTCGTGCCTTTGGCGCTCTCAACCATGGCGGTACAGTTTTCGATGTCCTGACAGGTTTCACACTGGGAGAATTTTCCGGGTTTGGCAGGTGGGTAGTATTTCGGGACTGAACCGCGCTTGAATGTCTCTCCGGTGGTGACGGAGTTCATTGAGGACTTGCGCTTGCCGGCCACCGTTTGCGGTCCCCGGAACTTGATCCGAAACGTACGAGCGTACCATAATTCATCACATTTATTGCCGCAGGAAGGACAAGACGCCGAGGCATAATTCCCGTCGTCCACCTTGTAGTCGTGGGAATAAAAAAAAAGCGCTCCCGAGTTCTCCTGACCTGGGCAAGTAGGGCATGAGAACTGAGAGCGCTTCTGTCGCTTCTCAATGGCTGTTTCAGGCAATCAAGGACCCCTCCCGAGAGGTCACACTTGACTGCCATTTAACAAATACAACTTACGTTGTCAAGATTTTATTTTATTTCTGCGTTTCTCCCTTATCCGCACTTTCATCGCCTCAAGGTAATGATCCTGGTCCACATACTTCTTCGCCTCGTTCTTTTGCCTGTCCACCATCTCCCCGCACCCGCACTTGCAGGCGACCGGCACCATGCTCCCGCGGCGGCGGGGTATGTTGAAGGGACGGCTCACCCCTGCGCCTTCTTGCGGTATTCGTCAGGAGTGTAAGGTGTGTACTCACACGCCAATTCCAATGCCTTGCGCTCTATGAAAAGTTCTGCAACTTCAATATCGTTTCGCTCTTTCCAGTAGATAATTTCACCCTCTGCTTTTTCAGCACGCTTGCGCTCGGCGGTAAGTTCTTTTTTCAATTCAATCATCATGCCATGAAGATAATTTTGATTCTGCTGCGTTTTCAGTGTTTCTTTAACCTGTTCCAACTCACTCGCCATAGCGAGGTTCGTTTCTGCGTTTAATCGTAGT